ATGATCCACCGGCAGGGTGAGGCGCTGCGCGCCTCGAGCTGGGCAGAACTCGAGCCTCGCCACGCTTCGGGATCGGCTTCAGGATTGGCTTCGGGAATGGGCCCGGGGTGGCCTCGGATTGTCCCCCGGGGTTGGCCCCGGGGGCATCGGCTCCGCTGCCCTGCGCCACGCCAAACGAACAGCCCCCGGGCGGAGCCGGGGGCCGAGAGGTCGCGGTGGGATTTGAACCCACGAATAACGGATTTGCAAGCCGTAATCCTACGGACTCTAAGTCCGTAGTGGATCACAAGATAGAGCGCGACGATGGAGAGGGCGCGACGCCGGCGCTGCGCGCCGGTGATTCAGCTCGGGACGACGACCCCGACCCACCTGCTCGATCTCGCGCGCGCCGCCGGAGCGCACGCGAGCGAGCCCAGTCCGGTGAGTCCCCGTCCTCGGAGCGAGCCGTGGCCAGGCTCCTCGCCGGCATCCGCCTCATGGGGGTGCAGACGTGAGCCGCCTCGCCTCCCCCGCAGGGCCCGCTCAGGTGGCAGATCAGCCGCCCGATCAGTTTCCCGCCGACCAGGCGGCATGGGACACGGTCTTTGGTCGCCTCCAGCGGGAGGAGCTCGCCCGGGCGACCCGCGAGCACCCCGACCCCGTGCTCTCCCTCCATGAGGGCTACGCGATTCTGTGGGAGGAGGTCGATGAGCTGTGGGAGCTGGTGAGGCAGCGGGCCGACCGGAGGTCGGGCGCCGCGGTGCTCGCGGAGCTCGTGCAGATCGCCGCGATGGCGCAGCGGATCGCCCAGGACCTCGGCTGCGTCGGGCAGACCACCCACCTGCGGCCATCGGTCTGGCAGCTCGCTCAGCAGCGGGCGCTAGAGATCGACTGGCACATCCGGCGCAACGACGTGCTCGAGCGGGAGGTCTCCGTCCTCGCGGCCGACCTGCGACACGCCCAGGCGCGGGCACAGCTGCGGGAGCTGCGGCGCCCGACCACCAAGCGGAAGGGGGGTCGCCGGTGAGGCTCCTCTCCATCGACCCATCCTCGACTTGCGTCGGGTGGGCCGTCTTCGACGGCGCGGCGCTCCATTGCGCCGGCCGGCTCCATCCTGAGCCCGAGGGTCGCACGCGACCAATCGGATCCGCTGCCTGGTCGGTCGCGTCGCCAAGCTGGTCGAGATGCAGCAGCCCGCCAGGGTGCTCATCGAGATCCCCAGCGGCCACGCCGGGCGCGGCAGCCGCGGCCGACCGAAGCGGGGCAGGGCGGAGCTCCTGCGACTCGAGCACCCGGGGCTCGACTGGGACGCCGACCGAGGCCTCGACATGGCCGACGCCATCGGAATCGGGCAGTGGCATCTCGACTGCGAGCCACGTCGGCACGAGGCGTCAGGAGGACAGCCATGAGCGATCTGATGGGGCAGTGCCTGATGGACAGCACCAGCCCGGAGAGGAGGCCCGCCGTGCATGAGTCCCCTCGGACGGATGGAGGCGCCCTCACGCCCACGGAGGTGATCGACCTGTGCTGCCGCGAGCTCGCCGGGTGGCGATTCGCTGAGTCGCGCGGCCTGCTGACGTGGGACTTCCGGCGCGCGGGGAGCGAGGCGACCTTCAATGCCATCCTCCACGCCATGCAAGCCGTCGATGCGGTGATCGACAGCGGACTGGTGCTATCGAGCTGGCTCGATCAGACCGGCATGGACAGTGTTGATCGCGACGCCCGATCCCGGACTCGTCGCAAGAGGCCGCCTGCGCTCGAGGAGGCGTGCAGGCAGGATCTGCTGCGTGCCGCCAAGGAGGCCCGTGACGCCTGCGCAGCACTGTTCCGCTTCGCGGCGGCGACCGGCAAACATGACGAGGCGATGTTGTACATCGCTCGGGCTGGCGTCCGGGATGGCTTCGGTGTCCGGCTCCAGCAGGCGATCGCCGCCATGGAGGAGGTGCGCCGTGCCTGACCGATGCACGACGCGCACGTCCTCAGGCACTCTGCCCCAGCGAGTGGGTGCGCCGCAGCCCATCCCACCCGACCGCGGTGTGGCGATCCAGGACATCATCGGAGCCGTCTGTCGAGAGCGGCGGGTGGATCTGAGCGAGCTGCTCGGTGGGTGCGGGCACCACGAGGTGGTCGCGGCCAGAGACCTCATCGCCGGGCTCGCCCGGGAGCTGACGCGGCTCTCCTACCCCGGGATCGCCCGGCAGCGTGGGCAGCGGTCCCACTCGACGGCGTGGGAGGCCGACCGCAGATGGCGCGCGGAAGGAGGTGGCCTGTCGTGACCACCAGTGAAGCACGAGGCGCGATGATCCGACTGACGGACAAGCTCAACCTCTTGGCTCACGCCAGGATCAGCATGGTCATGGGCCGCAGGCGTGCCGAGGGTCGGAGTGTCATCGACGCGGCCAAGGCGCGGTGCGTCCTCTTCGCGCTCGTGAACAGGAGCGACCAGGATGGCTGCTGCCACCCATCCCTGTCGCTCTTGGCCGCCGAAAGCGATGTTCCAGCGAGGACGCTGCAAGCCGTGCTCTCAGTCCTACAGGACGAGGGCCTCGTGCGAGTGCAGCACCGCCACCAGCGGGGGGGAGCCGACCGCACCAACCTGTACCAGATCGTCTGGGACGCCCTCGCTGAATGCGCGGAAGGTGGCCAGAGATCATGCGCCACAGAGTCACCACATCTCTTCGACCGAGGGCGCGTGGACTGCGCCCTCATGGGCGCAACCGTTGCGCCCATGAGGGCGCAGAAGCCGCGCCCACAAGGGCGCACCGATGGCGCCCTGAGGGCGCAGCCACTGCACCAGGAGGGCGCAGTACCTGCGCCGGAAGGGCGCAGTGGAGCGTGTCGCTCTAAGGAAGAACCTCCCAATGAACCTCCCAATGAACCCGCCCCCAACCCCCCAGAGGGGGGCAAGCCGGAGGGGGGGGGAGGAGATGCACTCGCCCGGCAGACGGAGATCCGGATCGACCCCGCCGACCGATGCCCCACGCAGCTCGCACCCGGCGACACCGACCGGGCTTGGGCGGAGCGTGTCCGTGGCGCCTACCCGTGCCACCGGACCGACAGCCCGCTCCCGATCGCGGACGAGGACGCCGTGGTCGAGGCCATGGCCGCCGAGCGGCTCCGGGCATCGGGTGTGCGGCCCGAGGAGATCCTCAGGGCCGCCCGCCAGGTCGCCGACGATGCCGCCTCCGGCCGCTTGCGGAGCGTGCTCCGCCTGAGGGTCTGGGCCCGCGGCCGCGGCTACGTCGCCCACGCCGAGGCTCAGCGCGCCCTCCGGGCGGCGGCTGAGTCGCGCCCCGGGCCGATCGACACCGAGGCCGCCGCCAAGGCGATGGCTGATCGGGAGGCTGCGGCACGGGCCGAGCGGCATGCGGCGGAGGCCGATCGGGAGCGTCTCCGGCGGGAGCGGGACGCCGAGATCGAGGCGGAGCTTGCTGGGCTCTCCGTCGAGGAGCTCGAGGGCCTCAGGGCACGGATCGCAGCCGCCGAGACCACGGCCTTCGGGCGTCAGCACTGGAGCCGCAAGAGCGTGAGGGCCGACCCCGCGCTGAGGCAGCGCATGGCCGAGCTGCACCGCGCCGACCGCGCCGGCCAATTGGTGCCGGAGGGGGCTGCGGCATGATCCCCCAGCCCGTCCACGGGTCCTCCCGGACCCCCCGGGGGGCCGTCACGCCTGTGGGAACAGTCACGGACCCAGACTGACTTTGTTTCCGCGCTCGCGCGGCCGACCTCTCGCACCCCCCGCGGACGCCATGCTCGTCGCCAACCGCCAGACCGGCTCGATCCGCCCATACCCCGGGAATCCGCGGCGCATCCCCGACACCGCCGTCGCCGCCGTCGCCCGGTCGATCGAGGCGTTCGGGTTCCGTGTCCCGATCGTGGTCGACGCCGAAGGGGTCATCATCGCGGGCCACGTCCGGCTCCTCGCCGCCCAGCGGCTCGGTCTGGCCGAGGTGCCGGTGCATTTGGCCGTCGACCTCTCGCCGGAGCAGGCTCGGGCCTACCGCATCGCCGACAACGCGACGGCCGACCACACGTCCTGGGACGAGGAGCTCCTGCCGATCGAGATCGAGGCGCTGGGCGCCGCCGGCGTTGACCTGGGGGCCCTCGGACTCGACCCGGACGAGCTCGCCGCCATGCTCGAGCCCGAACCCCAGGGCGGCCTCACCGACCCTGACTCCATCCCCGCGCCGCCGGACCAGCCCACGACGCGCCTGGGTGACGTCTGGATCCTCGGAGACCACCAACTCCTCTGCGGCGACAGCGGATCTCGCGCTGATCTCGACACGCTGCTCGAGGGCGAGTCCGTCCAGATGGTCAACACCGACCCGCCCTACAACGTCCGAGTCGAGCCGCGTTCGAACAACGCCATCGCCGCGGCGATCACCGCCGGCGCCGGGCCGAAGTCCGGGCCTCCGCGCACCCCAGGTCGCGTTCGCGCGGGCAAGCTCCGCCCCAAGGACCGGCCGCTCGCCAACGACAACGTCAGCGATGAGCAGTTCACTCGCCTCCTCGACGGGTGGTTCGGCGCGATCTCCCACGCCCTCGATCCCGGCAGGGCGTTCTACATCTGGGGTGGCTACACGAATTGCGCCGTGTACCCGCCCGTGCTCTCCCGGCACGGCCTGCGGTTCGCCCAGGCGATCATCTGGGTGAAGGAGGCCCCGGTCCTCACGCGCAAGGACTTCATGGGCAACCATGAGTGGTGCTTCTACGGCTGGCGAGAAGGTGCTGCGCACCAGTTCTTCGGCCCGCGGAACGTGCCTGACGTCTGGCAGGTCAGGCGAGGTGGTTCGGCCGAGGCCTGCATCGCGAGCGGCCTGCGACTCGAGGCGGAGGATGGGTCCCGCATCGACGTGCTCCCACCCGCCGGAAGCCGCCGGCTGCCCACCATTCGGCTTGGGCCGGAAGGCGCCGCAGTGCACGGCCCGGCAGCGGCAACGGACGTCTGGTCGGTGCGGAAGGTGCCCGGTCAGGCAATGGTGCACCTCACCGAGAAGCCCGTCGAGCTGGCGGCCCGGGCCATGCGGAACTCGTCGCGGGCGGGCGAGCGGGTGCTTGACCTCTTCGGCGGGAGTGGCTCGACGCTCATCGCGGCTCAGCAGCTGGGCCGGCACGCCAGGCTGGTCGAGCTCGACCCACCATACTGCGACGTGATCGTCGAGCGATGGCAGCGATTCACGGGCGGGCAGGCAGTCCTGCGGGAAGGAGCGGTTCCATGGACAGACGCGCGTCGCGCCCGCGTGGGAGCGTGACGCCGCAAGAGGACCGGCTGAAGCCGGACGCATCCACCGGGGCCAGGCACGACGCCCGGCGCCTCTCGATCGAGCAGCTCTCCACGCTGCTCGCTCGGGCTGGCGCAACGCACGCGACGCAGGAGATCATCAGCGCGGACGTCGAGGCCGGCGCCCCATCCAATTCCGACGGGACGGTGAGCATCGTCCAGTACGCCGCCTGGCTGGCGCAAGAGGAAGCCCGTGGCGGGCGCTGAGGCCAGGAGGCTCCTGCCGACCGAGGTCGCGCGTCTGCTCAACTCCACCCCCCTCGGGCCGGTCACCACCGGTGCGAGGGTGCGGCGGCACGTGGAGCAGGCGGGCTACCGCATCGGCGATGGACGCACCGTCGACCTGCTGCGCTACGCCGCGTGGCTGATGGACCGCTGCCACGGGCCGTCGACGGAAGGAATGGCAGGACGCCGCTCCACCACCGAGGCCCCCGGCTCCGCCTATGCCTCCAAGCGGGCGGCGATGGCCGCGCAATCCAAGCGGATCAGCCGCTTCGGGAGGGACATCGGTGCGCTGCCTCCTCCCGCAGATGCTGAGCGGAGGGCGGCATGTGCGCGGGACCTCCGGATGTTCTGTGAGACGTACACGCGGTCCCTCTTCCCCTTGGCCTGGTCCGACGATCACCTGCGGGCCATCCACATCATCGAGACAGCGGTCATCGAGGGCGGGCTCTTCGCGTTCGCCATGCCGCGCGGGAGCGGGAAGACGACGCTGGTCGAGGTCGCGGTGCAGTGGGCTGCCCTCTATGGCCATCGCCGATTCACGGCGCTGATCGGATGCACCGAGTCCCACGCCGAGGCCATGCTCCGGAACATCGAGTCGGAGCTCTCGACCAACGACCTGCTGATCGCCGATTTCCCCGCGGTGTGCGTGCCGCTCGAGCGCCTCGAAGGCATCGCCCAGCGGGCTCGCGGGCAGTTGTGCCAGGGCCAGCGGACGCACGTCGAATGGGGGCAGAAGGTGCTGGTGCTCCCATCGATCCCCGGGAGCTCCGCGAGCGGCGGCATCATCCGCGTCGCAGGGATCACCGGGACCATCCGCGGCATGTCCTTCCGGCGCCCCGACGGAACGAAGGCCCGTCCGGACTTCGTCGTCCTGGACGACCCGCAGACAGACGAGAGCGCCCGCAGCCCGAGCCAGTGCCGCCAACGACTGCAAGTGATCTCAGGCGCGATCCTCGGCCTCGCTGGTCCAGGTGCCGCGATGTCCGGCTTCGCGCCCTGCACCGTGGTCCGTCCCGGCGACCTCGCGGACACGATCCTCGACCGTGAGAAGCACCCCGAGTGGCAGGGCGAGCGGTACCGCATGGTCTACACGTGGCCGCAGGAGGTCGACCTGTGGGAGGAGTACGCCCGCCTGCGCCGGGAGAGCTTCCGCAACGGGGGGCGCGGCGAGAACGCCACGGGGCTCTACCGGAGGCACCGCAGGCGCATGGACAAGGGCGCGGTCGTCGCGTGGCCGGCGCGGATGAAGGCGGACGAGCTGTCGGCGCTGCAGCACGCGTGGAACCTCCGCATCGACCGCGGGGAGCAGGCCTTCGCAGCGGAGTACCAGAACGACCCGCTGCCCGAGGACGAGGCTGGGGCCGATGAGCTGACCGCCGAGCAGATCGCCGCCCGGACGGGTGGAGCGCCGCGAGGCGTGGTCCCCGCGGATGCATCTCATCTGACGATGTTCGTCGACGTCCAAGGACGGCTGCTCTACTGGCTGGTCGCCGCGTGGAGGGACGACTTCACCGGGCAGGTCGTCGACTACGGATCTTGGCCCGCGCAGAAGGCGATCCACTTCACCCTGCGGGACGCGCGTCGCACTCTGCGCGAGGCGATCCCCGGCGCAGGGCTGGAGGGCGCCATCGCCGGTGGGCTCGCGGCGCTGTTCACCGAGCAGCTCGGCAAGGAGTTCCGCGCTGAGGATGGATCGGTGCACCGCATCTCCAGGTGCCTCGTCGACGCGAACTGGGGAGACTCGACCGACGTGGTGTACCAGACCTGCCGTCGGTCGATTCACGCCGGCCTCGTCATGCCCAGCCACGGGAGGTTCGTCGGCCCGCAGTCGACTCCCATGAGCGAGTATCGCCGTCGTCCTGGTGATCGCGTCGGCCTGAGATGGCGCGTCCCGGGCGCTGGGGGCAAGCGCGCCACGAGGCATGTGCTCTTCGACGCGAACTGGTGGAAGAGCTTCATCCGTGAGCGGCTGTCCACAGCCGTGGGGGACCCAGGCGCGCTGACCCTGTTCGGCGCGAAGCCTGATGCACACCGCATGCTCGCGGACCACCTGGTGGCTGAGCGACGCGTCCCTCTTGAGGCTTTTGGTCGGAAAGTGGACACGTGGCAGCTCCGTCAGCCAGGCCTCGACAACCACCTCCTCGACTGCCTGGTCGGGGCCGCCGTCGCCGCCAGCATGCAGGGGGCGACTCTGGCGGGCCTCGAATCCGCTGCGGGCGCGCGTGGCGTCAGGCAGCGGCTCCGCCTCTCCGATATCCAGAGGGCCCGCAGATGAGCACACACCATCCCACCTCACCAGCTGGACGAGACATCAGCCCGGGAGATCGCGGCATCGCCTGCCGGCGGTGTGGCTGTCGGCACCATTGGGTGGTGTACTCCCGCCGACGCGTCGACGGCTCGATCGCCCGACGCAGAGAGTGTCGCCGTTGCGGCCGACAGTTCACGACGCGCGAACTGGAGATCGGCGCGCCACAGGTGGAACGATTCCGCGATCACGCGGCCGACTCGCTTGACGCGGGGTAGTGCAGTGCATCACATCCTCCATGCCGACCGCGTGGACGCCAGTCGACGCCCACCTCCCCCCGCTCCGCCGCGGTGCCGCCATAGATCGGCTGGCGGCGGAAGTCCGTCTCGTCCGCGGCAGCCACCGCGCTGAGGCCATCCAGGTCGCTTGGGTGGCCTGGCTCGAGGGTCGTCAGCCGGCGCGGGCGGTCAACACGTGGTGGCGGGGAGAGCTGCGTCGGAGGGCCCGCGAGCGTCAGCCCCCCACTCTCCCAGAGGATTGAAATGCCCACACCGACCGACGCAGACATCGAGACCGCCATCCGCGAGAACGCCGCGTCCGGCGTCGCCAAGGCCACCACGGACGTGGGGTCAGTCAACGCCCATCCACTCCGCGACCAGATCGAGGCCGACCGCTACCTCAGGTCCAAGTCCGCGGCGAGCTCCCGCCGCCGTGGTCTCCGGCTGTCGACCATGGTCCCGCCGGGGCCCGATTGACGCAGATCAGTCCACCGGTGGACCGATCTGCGCCCGGAACCGCGAATCCGGCGGTTTTGCGCCTCGCGCCGTGTCGGTACAGGGTGGATGCCGCGCGCAGGCTCCATCCTCCGTCGTTTGGCCCAGCGGGTCACTGGCTCCTCCGGGCGCCGGACGCTCGCTGGACGCATCGTCACCCGCGGCGCCCACGTCATCCGGGCGGCCGTCGACGCCGCCCGCACCACCGATCAGAACCGCCGGCACTGGGCCATGGCCGACGGCCTCGGCCCCAACGCCGCCCTGAGCCCCGATGTGCGCCGCACGGTGCGCGAGCGAGCGCGCTACGAGTCGACCAACAACGCCTACGCCCGCGGCATCGTGCGCACGCAGGCGAATGACGTGGTGGGCACGGGCCCGCGGCTCCAGCTCCTGACGGAGGACCAGGCGCTCAACACCCGGATCGAGGCGGAGTTCGGACGCTGGGCGGCCGCCATCGGGCTCGCCGCCAAGCTGCGGCAGATGCAGCAGGCCAAGGTGGTCGATGGCGAGGCCTTTGGTCAGCTCATCAGCAATGCCCGCGTCGGACATCCCGTGGTGCTCGACCTCCAGCCGATCGAGGCAGACCAGATCGCCTCGCCTGTCGGTGCGAGGCTCGCCGAGCGTGAGGTCGACGGGATCCAGTTCGACGAGGCATGGAACCCCGTGACCTACACCATGCTCGATGGGCACCCGGGCGAGGACTGCACCGCCCTGCCGACGACCCGGCCAGTGCCTGCGGAGCAGATGCTCCATCTCTACCGCGCCGACCGGGCCGGCCAGCGACGCGGTCTGTCGGAGATCGCTCCATCGCTGCCGCTGTTCGCGCAGCTCCGCCGCTACACCATCGCCGTGCTCACCGCCGCGGAGACCGCGGCCAGGTTCGCGGGCGTGCTCCAGACGGACGCTCCCCCCGACGGTGCGGACGAGATCGATCCGCTCGATGCGATCGACCTCGAGCCGAACATGCTGCTCACCCTGCCGGCAGGGTGGAAGATGGGGCAGGTCCAGGCCGAGCAGCCCACCACGAGCTATGGGCAGTTCAAGGCGGAGCTGATCAATGAGATCGCTCGCCCGCTCAACATGCCGTACAACGTGGCGGCCGGCAACAGCGCGAGCTACAACTACGCCTCCGGCCGCCTCGACCATCAGACGTACCACAAGGCCATCGACATCGAGCGGCAGGACATTGAGCAAGCGGTGCTCGACCGCATCCTCCGCGCGTGGCTCGCCGAGGCCCGCATCGCCCTCAACCTCGATGGTGTCGGCGCGGACTCGATGCTGGTGCCGCACGCGTGGTTCTGGCCGGGACGAGAGCACGTGGACCCCGCCAAGGAGGCGAACGCTCAGGCGACCCGCCTCGCATCGAGCACCACCACGCTCGCCGCAGAGTTCGCGCGGCAGGGCCTTGACTGGGAGGCGGCCCTCCGCCAGCGGGCCAAGGAGATCGCGCTCATGCGGGAGCTGGGCCTCCCGGTCCTGGTCGGGGTCGACGAGGAGGAAGATGCTGACGAGGAGGAGGTGAGCGATGCCGCGGAGTGAGTCCACACCCGCCCGACCGTTCCACGCCTTCCGCGTCTCAGCCCCCATCGCGCCCGACGCGTGGCGCGATGTCGAGGCTGCCGAGGGCAAGCCGGCGCTGCGCAAGTTCGCGATCATGGCCTACACCGGCGCCGCGATGAACCTCTTGGGCTGGCGCCACCCGACTGTGATCGACCTCGCCGGCCTCACCGTCGCGGCGAAGTCGCGGCCCGTGCTCATGGACCACGACCCCCGGCTCATCGTCGGGCACAGCACGGACATCGTCGTCGGCCAGTCGGACGTGCGCCTCGAGGGCGTGGTGTCCGGCACGGGCGAGAGCGCCCGAGAGATCGTCGAGAGCAGCCGCAACGGCTTCCCCTGGCAGGCCTCCATCGGTGCGTCAGCGCGCCGATGGGAAGAGGTCAAGGCTGGGGACCAGGTCACGGTGAACGGGCGCGAGTTCGCTGGACCTCTCTACGTCATCCGCGCCGCGGACCTGAAGGAAGTCAGCTTCGTGGCGCTCGGCGCCGACGACAACACCGAGGCGGCAGTCGCCGCCCGCAACAGCACGGAGAATGTCATGACCTTCATCGAGTGGCTCAACGCCCGAGGCTTCGCGCCGGAGACCATCACCGACCAGCAGCGATCCACCCTCCAGGCGGCCTACGACGCCGAGCATGCTGCCGCGGATGGCGACGCCCCCAGCAGCCCGCCCGCCTCGCCCTCGCCCGTCGAGGCCATGCGCATTCAGGCGGCCGCCGAGGCAGAGCGCATCGCCGCGGTGACCGCCGCGAGCGAGGGACATCCTCAGATCCGCGCCCAGGCCATCCGTGATGGGTGGAGCGGTGAGAGGACCGAGCTCGCCGTGCTCCGTGCCTCGCGGCCTCGGGCGACCGCTCCCTTCGCCGGCTCCGGCGCCGCTGCTCCGTCGCTCGAGACCATCGAGGCTGGATTCGCGCTCTCCGTCGGCCGCCACTGCGGAGCACGGGAGGACGACATCGTCGCTCGCATCGGCGAGCGCAACGCCCAGGCGGCCCGCGATCAACGTCTGCACCGGCTGGGCATGCGCGACCTCGCCGCCATCTGCGCGAGGCATGACGGGCTCGACATCCCCGCGTATTGGGGGGATGGTGAGGCGACGATCCGTGCCGCATTCTCGTCGAGCAGCCTGCCGATCGTCCTGGGCAACACCCTCAATCGCGAGCTGCTCAGGATCTACGAGGGCATCTCCCCCGTCGCCCTCCAGGTCGCACGCGTGGGGACGGTCAGCGACTTCAAGCAGGCCAAGCGCACGCGGCTGATCACCAACGGTCGATGGTCGCGCGTGGCGCGTGGTGGTGAGCTGGATCACGCACAGCTCTCTGATCAGGACTACACGGTGCAGGCGGACACCTCCGGCGAGGTGGTGATCATCGACCGGAAGTCCTTCATCGACGACGACCTCGGCGCATTCCGGCAGCTTCCGCAGCACTGGGCCCTCGCTGCGGCTGGATCGATCGACCATGAGTTCTTCACGCTGCTCCTGGCCAACCCGGGGACCTTCTTCGGGGTCGGCAACGGCAACTACATCGAGGGCGCCGGAACCTCTCTCGGCGTCGACAGCCTCTCGCAGCTTGTCGCCGGGCTCCAGAAGGCCACGATCGCGCCCAAGATCGGCAACGCCGACGGCAAGGCGAGGTTCCTGAACATTCCGATGCGGAAGCTGCTGGTCCCGCCTGAGCTCTCGGCTGCGGCCAAGGTGCTGATCTCGTCGATGCAGGTCGTCGGCGCCGCCAGCAAGACGCCCATCGACAACCCCCACCGCGGAATGTTCGATGTCGCCTCCGCTCCGCACCTGAGCCACTCGAGCTACACCGGCAACAGCGCCACGCATTGGTACCTGTTCGCCGACCCGAACACGTACCCAGCGGCCGAGGTGGCGTTCCTCAATGGTCGCAGCACGCCGACCGTCGAGGCTGTGCAGCCGCCTGCTGGCATCCTCGGGTTCTCGTGGCACGGCTACATCGACTTCGGCGTCGCGATGCTCGACCCGCGCGCTGCCGGCCGCAGCAAGGGCGCTGCATAGACCACCACGCCCAGTGAACCTCGGCGACAGACAGCATCGAGGGCTGAGCACCCCACATAGAGGCACCATCCATGAGCAGCACCATCACCATCGGAGACGACAGGTACATCGATTACACCCCTGGCTCGACCGTACCGGCGGGGTTCATGATCGTCCAAGGTGAATTTGTCGGTTACGCAGAGCAGATCATCCCCAGCGGGACTCGAGGCTCCCTCAGGGTCCGGGGCAAGTGTGAGTGCCCTGCGGACACGCCCGCGCTGACCGTCGGCACCATCGTGTACTGGGATGCGGTCAACGAGCGCGTCACCACCACCGTGGGGAGCAACAAGCGGGCAGGCCTCGTCGCCGAGGCCAAGGCCCTCAACGCCACGCGCGCGAAGATCCTCGTCGGGCGCTGACCATGCCAGACCTCGTCGACAAGGGCGCCCGCTGGCTCGCCGGGCATCGCGCGGTCAGCCTCATCCGGCCCGTGGTCTACCACCCACGGGGCGGCTCGCCTGCGCCCGTCAATGCGACGATCGGCAGGACCGAGGTCGACACGGTCACCGCCACGGGAGTCGTCGAGCGCGTCGAGTCGCGGGACTTCATCATTGGATCCGAGTTCAGCATCGACCCCGCGCGCGGAGACCGGATCATCGAGAGCGACGGCACGACACAGTGGACCTATGAGGTCCTGGCCCTTCCGGGGCGATCAAACTGGCAGTGGGCGGACGCGTCGCGCACCGCGCGGCGAGTCCACACCAAGCTCATCCTCACGGAGTCCATCGGTGGCTGACCTCCAGACCATCCTCCAGCTCGCGCAGCTCCTCGCGCTCATCACCATGGCCGCAGGCGTATTCGTCCGCCTGGGCCGGATCTACTCGCAGATGGAGCGCACCGTCGAGGACGTCGGCGAGCTCCGGCGCGATGTCCGGAGCCTCGGCGACCAGTGGAGCGACTTGCGCAACGCGACCGATCGCACAGCCGTGAGACTGGACGGCCTCGAGCGCCGGGTGGACCGCATCGAGACCAGTGGCCACAGCGGCCACGGCCTGAAGGGAGCGCTCACATGAGTCGAGCCACGGACATCGCCGACGCCATCGTCGGCGTGCTGAACGCCGCGGAGCTCGGCTTCGGCGCCACACGGGAGTGGCTCGCCATCGGTGAGCTGGGCGAGTCCGACGATCCGGTCGTGGTGGTGGTGCCGTCTGGCGCCGAGTGGTCGTCGCTCAGCCGCGAGTCCCGCACCGTCGACACCACGGTCACCATCGTCGTCCGCCGCATGATCTCGCAGGGGCCGGACGCTCCCGAGGGCCAGATCGATGAGATGGTCGCCCTCTGCGAGCAGATCATGGATCTCCTCGCCGGCGTCAATCTGGGAGGAGGCAGCTACGTCGGCCTGCGACAGGATCCGCTCTGGCGCCAGGATGTCTACGAGCAGCACCACGAGTTCGTGGCGGAGATGGAGGTCACCTACAGGTGTCACGTGCCATGAGCAATGTCCTCGCCTTCCGCGTGCTCCTGGGCACCAGCTTCGGCCCGATCGTCGCGCAACGGCTCGTCGGCACGCTCATCCTCATCAATGAGGCGGGGTCGGCCGAGGTCCACATCACCGCCGATGAGGGCGCCAACTACGCGATGATCCCCCCGCGGGGCCAGGTCAGACTGGAGGGCGTCGATCTCGCCGCACTCCAGGCCAAATCCAACGTCGTCAGCACTCCTCTGAGCGTGTTCTTCACTTCGACGAGGTGACCATGTCGTTTGTTTTGGGACAGCACTGCAAGCTCTACCGCAACACGGGCACGTACGGGTCGCCGGTGTGGGATCTGATCCCGTCCACACGGGACCTCACCCTGAACATGGAGACCGCCGAGGCGGACGTGACAACGCGAGGGAACAACGGCTGGCGGGCCAACGTGGCGACGCTCCGCGACGCATCGATCGACTTCGAGCTGGTGTGGAACCCCACCGACTCCGACGTGACGGCGATCATGCTCGCCTTTACGACCAACGCGCCCATCGAGCTGCTCGTGCTCGACGGCCCCAACACCACACCTGGCTCCTCCGGCCTCAGGGCGACCTGCATGATCACCGGCTTCACGCGGTCCGAGCCGCTCGAGGAGGCGGTCAGCGTGCAGGTGACCGCCAAGCCGACACTCGCCGCCAACGCCCCGTCCTGGTTCGTCGCGGCCTGATCGGTCCCACCATCGCCATGCAGACCTTCACCGACAGCCTCCATCGCACATGGGATGTGTGCGTCACCTGCGCGAGCGCCAAGCGGGCGAGGGACCTTGCCGGGGTGGACATCCTCGACATCACCGGCGGCAGCCTCGAGCGGCTCGAGCGGGACATCATCGCCGTGGGCGAGGTCCTGCACGCGATCTGCGGACCGCAGCGGCCGGGAGTCGCGCTCGACGAGTTCCTCGCGGCGCTGCACGGCGACAGCGCCCACGCCGCCCGCCAGGCGCTGATCGACGAGATCGTGTCTTTTACCCCAGACCCGAGCCTCAGGGCCGCGCTGGCGAGGGTCGTGACGCAGGCGAGGGCCGAGGCTCAGGCCCGAACGGCGGCGCTGACGATGGATGGCAGCTCGTCTGGCGATGCGCCGGCATCGTCGGCGTCGACCCTGGACCACTGACGTTGCGGGAGCTCCTGGCCATGGCCAGGGCCCGCCTGGAGACGGAGCACGACAGGACGGCTCAGATCATGGCCACCGTGATCAACATGCTCAGGGACCCGAGGCGATCGCGCCACGTGAAGCCCGAGAACCTCAACCCCTATCGGAGCGACAGGCGGGCCTCACCACAGGCCGCCGTCGGGATCGAGGCGCTGCGCATCTTCCTCCCGCCCGAGGCGTCGGGGGCTCCCGGGGTGCGTCCATGAGAGTCCTGCGGACACTCATGGTCGGAGCCCGCAACGGACGCACCACCGCGGTCGGCGCCGTCTCAGGGGCCGCGCTCGCCTGGATCGCGGTCCACTACTGGAGATCGCTGCCCGATGGGATCGGCGAGGCGCTCCTCATCCTCGCGATCGCACAGCTCACCGGAGGCATCCTGGCGCGAGACGCCGATGTGACGAGCGAGCAGTGCGGCGCATCCCGCACCACCAACGACAGGCACACCACGCCATGACGGCACCGCTCCACACGATGCGACTCCTCTGCACATCGATCCTCCTCCTGCTCGCCACGTGCATCCGGCCGGTCGCGGCCGTGAGCGCAGCGGCTCTCGTCGTGGGCATCGCTCCCGGCTGCGCCGCCAATCCCGCAGCTCAGGCCGCCGCGATCGACTCCTCCATCGCCGGCTACGAGCGATCGGTGATGAGGCTGCACCAGCAGGGACTACTCTCCGACGATGGCCTGGCGCAGGCCCACGCGTTCGCGGTCGCCGAGGGTGTGACGGGCAGCCCGCAGGAGCGTCAGCGGGCCATGGACATCGCCCAAAACAAGGTCGCCGACCTCGCCGCGGACAAGGTCGCCGACCTCGCCGCGGTCGTCCAGCACGTGGGCGGAGAGCCGCCTGGCCCGTGGTCGGAGCCGGGGATCTTCCGCTGAGGGCCGCGCGGCCCTCACACAGTCCGCCTCTCTCCATCACCATCATGCCAGCCATCGCCATCATCTCAGCCGCCATCCCCATCATCGCAGAGGCGATCGCCGCCGGCCGCACCATCCTCACCGCAGACGACCTCACAGTCGAGGAGATCGAGCGCATCCGCGCGGACGCCAAGGCGACGCACGATGAGTTCGACGCGTATGTGGCCCAGCGGCTTGGGCGCTCCAAGCAGGTCAGGACCTGATGCTCGACCTGAGGCTGGATGCCGCCAAGAAGCAGTTCTTTGACCGCGCCAAGGTGCTGCGCGCGATGGATCGCGCGCAGCACCGCGCGCTGTCGAAGGCGGGCGCCTATGTGCGCCAGCGCGCGCGCACGTCCATCCGACGGCCACGGCAGGCGTCGCTGGCCGACCTGTCGCCTGAGCAGCGGGCAGCCTACGAGAGGGCGGTGCTGCTCGCCGCCCGGCGTGGACTGCCGCGGCCGAAGCGACCGCTCGCAGCCAGCCGACCCGGCGAGCCGCCACGGACGCCCACAGGCATCCTGAAGCGCTCGATCGTGTTCGTGTACGACGGTGCCCGCAAGACCGTCCTGATCGGGCCGTACGCACTCAACAAGGGCACCGGCGCCCCACGCACGCTCGAGTACGGTGGCACCACGAGGATCGAGCGTGGAGACGGGTCTCGCACGGTGACCATCGCTCCCCGGCCGTACATGCGCCCAGCGCTCGCGGCCGAGATCGCCGCGGGCAAGATCCGCGATGCATTTCGGGACACGGTGCGAGGCTGATCCATGGCCAAGAGCGCAGCAGGAGTCAGGGCGGGAGGAGCCTACGTCGAGATCGGCGCTCGTCTCGCGCCCCTCATGCAGGGGCTCAAGGCTGCACAGGCGCGGCTCCAAGCATTCGGCTCGGCGGTCCGCGGCATCGGCCTCGGGATCTCCGCCGCGGCCAGCGGCGCCGTCACCGCTCCAGCCGCGGCGACGGCGGTGTTCACGCAGCGCGGCGGTGACATCGCGGACGCCGCGAAGCGGACCGGCATGACCACCGAGGCCATGTCAGAGCTCGGCTACGCGGCGACGCTCTCAGGCTCCTCCATGGAGGAGCTCGAGGGCGGGGTCCGCATCATGCAGCGCATGATCGCCGCCGCCGGCGAGGGATCACAGGCGTCGGCTGACGCCCTCGGCAGGCTGGGACTCTCAGCCCAGCAGCTCGCCGGCATGTCGCCGGACCAGCAGCTCGAGGCGATCGCGGACGGCCTGAGCGGCATCACGTCGCCCGCTGAGCGCACCGCCGCGGTGATGGGGGTCTTCGGTCGCAGCGGCGCCAAGCTGATCCCGCTCCTCGAGGGCGGATCCACGGCGATGCGACGGATGCGAGGAGAGGCCGTCGCGCTCGGGGCGTCGCTCTCAGGCGCTGACGCCAGGTCGGCCGAGGAGCTCGGCAACGCCATGAAACGCGTGCGGAAGGCGGCAACGGCGGTCGCCATGGCGATCGGGGCCGCGCTCGCGCCCACGATCGCCGACGTGGCCAACCGTGTGGCCACGGTCATCGGCGGCGTCTCCCGATGGATCGACCAGAATCGCGGGCTCATCGTGACGGTCGCGGCGACGGCGGCGGCGCTGCTCGCGGCGGGGACGGCGCTCGTGGGCATCGGGCTGGCGGCCACGGTCGCTGGTGCGGCGGTGGGAGGCATCGCCACCGCCATCGGTGCCATCGGCACCGTCGCGGGGGTTGCGGCCGGAGCCGTGGGACTGCTCATCACGCCATTGGGCCTCGTGGTCGCCGCGGCTGCGGCGGCCGGTGTCTCGATCGCCATGATGTCCAGCACCGGAGGCGCGTCGCTCGCGTCGCTGCGGCAGACGGCCACGGACACGCTCGGAGGGATCGCCGAGGCGCTGCGGGCGGGGGACATCCGACTCGCGGCGATCGAGCTCTGGAGCGGCCTCAAGGCCGCGTGGGCCAACGGCATGGCCGAGATCAGCACTCTGTGGGAGACGTGGACGACTGACCTCGCGCAGGCCTTGTTCGTGGTCCAGTCGACCGCGCTGAGCGTCGTCTCCAAGGCGCAGGAGCTGCTGGCCGGGCAGTTCCTAGCGGACAGCGCGGGAACCCAAGTCCAGCGCTCGAATCTCCCCGCTTGGCTCAGCGATCCCCTCGGCTTGCAGCTGTCGGAGGGTGATGTCGGGCGTGCGAAGGCCCTGATGGCTCAGGACACCACGGCCAAGGAGACTGAGCGAGCGGCAAGACTCAGCGAGAGGATCGCCGCTCTGGAGCAGTCGAGGAGCGCCGCGCTCCGACGCATCGAGCAGGAGCGACGTGATGCGCTCAAAGGAATCCGCGAGGAGATCGAGCAGGAGCGCCGCAACTCCGAGGGTGCGCGGGTGGGCCCGCCGGTTCCGTCGGTCGGGCGATCCGGCACTGGGCCGCTTGAGATCGAGGCACTCGCCGGGGAGGTCGCGAGGCAAGCTGCGGCTGTCCGGGGGACCTTCAACGCGGGGGCGGTGCAGGCGCTGCAAGGCGGCGTCTCAGGCAGTGCGCAGGACCGCACCGCCCGCGCGACGGAGAAGTCGGCCGAGCTCCTCCGTCGGATGCTCGACCGCGCCTCGACCGACGGCCTCGTCTTCGCGGAGTAGCGTGCATGCCGACCACGGTGACATTCACCAAGCTGCCGTCGAGCGACCGCGCGGCGACCGGGGCCAACGGGTACCGAGAGCTGAGGTACCTCGCTCGAGCCGAGGGCGACGACATCGACGACTACTCAGTGATCCTCGCGGCAGCGATCGCCGACCTGCCGGCGTCCGTGGATGGACTTGGGGGGCGCCAAGTGATGGTGGAGCCGATCGACGCGGAGCGGGGACTCTGGGAGGCCGCCGCGCACTACAGGCCGCTCAGCAGGCAGCCCGCGGAGCCGCCCCCAGTGGGCGCGGATTCGGAGCTCGAGTTCGTGGTGAGCACGTCAAGCGTGCGGATCACCCAGAGCCGCGACACGTCCGGAGTCTACGTCCCCGACGGAGAGCCGGCGCCGACACCGACTGGCGCCATCGGCCTGACCGACGATGGGGTCGAGGGATGCGACATCCTGGTGCCTGAGGCACGATGGAGCGAGACGCACTTCTTCGCGGATGCCACCATGACCCCGACGTATCGTCGGCAGCTCCTCGAGATCGTGGGCCGGGTCAACGACGACACGTTCCGCGGTCACGCCGCGGGAGAACTCCTGTTGTTGGGCGTGCGTGGCCGCCCGAGGCGCTCGGACGCGGTATGGCAGGTCTCCTTCGAGTTCGCGTTCTCGTCCAACGCGACCGGTCTCCAGGTCGGCGAGATCGAGGACATCGACAAGCTCGGCCACGACTACCTCTGGGTGTACTACGAACCCGTGGTCGAGGGGGATCGGCTGGTCCAGAGACCGGCTGTGGTCTACGTCGAGAAGGTCTATGAGACGGCCGACTACGCGCTGTTGGGGATCGGCGCGTGAGCGATGTCAATCCTGGTGATCGGCTGAGCATCTCGGCCGGAGACTGGAACACCATCCGTCGACGCATGCGGGCACGCGAGATTGGCGACGGCTCTCGGGTCGGCTCGCGCATGAGCCCGCTGCTCGCGACGACACCGTCAATCGCGCTCGCCCGCAACATGGGGGTGACGGACATCGCCCGTGGTGACGTCGTGCGAGTCTCTGCGCCGATCATCATCCCGGCCGACAATGAGGAGGAGTGGTGGGGCAGGCTCGCGCTCGAGGTGCAACACCCAGCGACGATGCCGCCTGGGGCGTGGCTCGGCGTGGCCCGGGCACCCATCGCCGCCGGCAAGTTCGGCCGCGTCGCCGTCGCCGGGGTGGTCCAGTGTCGGCTCAATGTCACCGACGCAGGTCATCTCTTCGCCGGCGCCAACGCGGGGGACACGATCCTCCGCAGCAGGGCGAGCGGCCCGCACACCATCATCTGGAGGGAGACGGGCACCGGCGCGAAGCGGGCGCTCGTGCACCTCGGCGGGGCGCAGGTGGTGCAGGAGGTCACGGCATGGCTCACGGGCGGAGCCATCATCTCCGGCGCGGCCAACCGCTGGGAGTACGACTGGCAGGAGGTGCAGCTCCACGCCAGCAGCGGCTGGCAGGCCAAGAGCGGTGGCCTCTCGAGCGCCGCGGGCGAGCCGAAGGCCTGGAACGGAGTGGAGGCGACCAACGACGGCAGCGGCCGCGAGAGCGCAGGCGTCGACATCGCCCCGACCTCCTACTCGACGGCCACGCTGCTGCGCATCGGACACGGCGGCCTGAAGCCGGTCTATCGCATGTGGAGGGAGCCCATCGTCAGCGGGACCGTCGGGGCGTACCGGTGGATCTTCACGGAGGGCAACGAGATCGACGTCGCCTGCGAGGAGTAGCCATGGGCACCCCGCGCCGTCGCTGCTGCTGCGCCACGAGCCCGGCCCCGCCGGACTCGTGCGTCTGCACCGCGTGCGCCAGCGCCTACCTGGCGAACTTCTCCGCGCGGCTCCGCTACGAGCACACCGGCAGCGGGGTGTTCTGGGAGTGGCGGTATGCGAGCGCCTCAGCGGTGCTCGCCGGGGCGAGCTGCTCTTGGTGGCAGGATGAGGCCGGCAGCGGCACCATGACATGGGAGGTCGACGCGTTCGACCCGAGCGACGCCTGCACCGGCGAGCCCACGGTCGGGAGCTGCGACGTCTCCACATGGGATCCATCGATCCCGCTCATCGCGCTGAGCTGCGGGGTGACGTCGCTGTTCCCGGGCTACTCCTCCGTGACCACCCCGACGCTGTGGTCTGTGAGCATCGAGCCCATGCAGCGGTACCACCCCTTCGACGCGGGCTATGAGTGTGAATGCAATCCGCTCTGGACCTCTGGTGGCCTCGCGTACAAGCCTGCCTACGGGCTGTCGCTCATCTACGACCGTGCGGTCGACTGCCCGACCACGCTCGGAGTGCTGCGGCACATCGGCGCCTTCACGGCGGATGGTCTCAGCCTGCTGATCCTCGGCGGGGCGGGGACCTACACCGATGGGCCGTGGGAGATCACTGTGAGCGGTGGAGCCAGTCTGGCATGAGCGCGTGCCGTGAGTGGTCGGGGGAGGAGCGCCGCTGCCGCCTCGGGCTGTATGGAGGCCGGCCGAGTCCTGGCGTCTGTGCTGTCTGCGACCGCTACGAGGGCCCGCCCAGGGGGCTGGGGGACGTGGTGCACTCGGTGGCCCGGGCGGCGACGGCGGGGCTGGTGCAGCCCTGCGCGGGGTGCCGGCAGAGGCGGCGGCGATGGAATCGGGAGGGCTCGAGGCCCCGGGCGACCTGAGACCACCCGCATTGAGGGCGTGCACCCTGCCACCGTCTGGCGCTGGTGCCGCCATGGCGTCGTCGCCGGCGGGCGCGGCCGCGCCACCCCTCACCATGCCCCGCGCCCCGAGTAGCAGCGCCGACGTGACACTACCAGACCAGCAGCAGCGCTGATGCTTCAGCGTGTCGCCTCACTCTCCCGACCACGCGCAGACTCAGGGTCCGTCGCATCCCACAGCTCATCCCATCGCCGCACGATCTTGCGGGCGCGCTGCGGGATGATCTCCTGCCAGACCGCCCGGCGCTCGGTGCCGTCAGCGATGATGAGCGTCGAGATGGGCGCCCCTGCATCACGCCGCTCGCGGATGATGTCTCTCGCCGCGCCGGGGGTTGCAGCGGGCTCGCCCCACTGCCACTCGTCACCGGCCATCCAGACGGGCCACCAGCGAGTCGCGCCGGAACCGTCGAGGCCCTCGCAGACATCCTCGAGCCGGTCCCACCACACGCAGACCTGCCGGGCCTCGGCGGGCACCACGAGTTCGCGCACAGGCCACAGCTCGCCGCCGCCAGCACAGACGACGCAGCCGAGAGAGTGACCTCGCTCGATCATCTCACCGGCGAGGTGCTCCGTGGCCTGCTCCCTCGTGTTGCACAGGGGACCCCAGGACCACCCTCCAGCCTTGCGGCCGTCGGCGATCCAGACGGGGTACCAGAGCGAGCGATCGCTCATTGGGTGTCCTCGATCCACCGGACATCATCCGGTGTGCTGCCGTCCCCGAGCCTCTGCACGCGATCCACGGCTGTCGTGGGGATGTCGTGCGGCACGACCCGCCACGTGGTGTAGTGCGAGCCGACGTACTGACCAGTCCAGACGATCCAGCGCCACGCTTCTGGGTCGCGGCCGGTCTGGTCACACCACTCCGGTAGCGAGAGGTCGGTGTAGTCCAGAGGGAGCACGAGTCGCACCAGATTGCCGGTGATGGGCAGGCCCATCGCGTGGAGCTTGGCGATCACGGTCATCTCGATGAGCGGGTTGATGGTGAGCCAGACCAGCGGCGCTGACAGTCTCGGCTCATCGGTCATGTCCAGTGTGCGGTACAGCCTCGCCGGCGAGGCGCGGATGATCCCGTCTCGGCGGATGGCCGCAAGTGCAGTGCGGGAGGTGTAGTGGTAGAGCCAGTCGCCAGCCATCGGTCCTCAATGGAGGGACGGGACGAGCCGCCGATCGCCCGCATCGTCGCGGGCGATCGGCACACAATGTCAATGGCCTGGCAACGTGCTTGCGACGGCCGCCGTGGCAAGCATGGCGAGCAGCGCCGATCCGGGTGCCGCGATCTCTCGGGCGAGCGCCAGCAGATGTGGGTTGGTGGCGAAGATAGGGGCTGTGATCAAGTCAGTGATGCTGGCCGCGCGATTGTCTATCCACCATCTGCACGATGCCTCGGCTCGCACCTGCTGGACCCTCGCCAGCGTCTTGGCGCGCAAGTCGGCGAGCAGGGCCATCGCCTGGCCTCGCTTATCCTCCGATAGGGCGCGCACCGCCTCGGACTCCGGCATGGCCAGCCAGCACTGGCATTGTGCGGCAACCTGCGCATCAATCTGCGCGAGCAGGTTGGCGCGGATCTCCTCCGCCCAGGCGATCTGCTTGGCTGACCCAAGCAGAGCTGGGAGACCGGCGTTGGCGATACATGCGGCTTCCGCGCGTCGCTCGCGATCACAGCTCTCGCAGGGCTGCTTCGCGAGCCGCTGCTCCTTGCGGTCCCGGTCTTTGCCGGGTCCGTAGAGTTGGTGCTCGACCGTGTGCCCGCACGAGTGGTGGATCGCGTACTTGGTCATGCTTGTGATCCTGCGGTTAGCGCCGCTGTCATGGTCTCAGGCTCATCGAGCCCGGCCCGGCGTGCTGGCCGGTCAGGCCGGGATGCTCTCCCGACACCCACAGTATACCATCATGCTATGGCCGTGCAACCCCACGGGCGATTTTTCGCCGCTTTTTTTCCGGGCCGGCTGGCGCCAGCCGGCCAGGCTTATCGGACCCATCCTCCCACCGTCGACACGCGGCATCGACTCGCTCCGCGATGGGCAGCCGCTGGGGTGGGGCCGCCCTCCGGGCTGCCACCCAGCGGTGCAGGCTGGGCTGCGAGATGCCGGCCGATCGGGCGATCTCAGACAGTGAGACGCCAGAGGCCAGCACGCGGTCGAGCCTGTCGATGATGGGGTCGGGGCGTGCGGCCATGGCGGCCATGATAGCATCATGCGATGCCACGGACCCGCAGACTCAGCCGGACGACCGGACGACCGACGATCAGCAGCCGCAGAGCCGACGGACGAGGCCACTGGCCGCGAGGCGTCCGTCTCCACGCGTCTGTCCGCGTGCCAGGCTGGGAGTCCATCCCCCGCCTCATCCAGGACGTCCGCCGGCTCAGCGAGCCCTTCGGGGTCAAGGCCGAGCTGGCGCGGTCGCTCAAGGTCTCGCGCAAGACGCTCTGGCGATGGCTCTCGGGGCAGGACTGGCCGGGCCCAGAGCACTCCCGGCGGCTCGCCCGCTGGGCTCGCCTCCAGCGACAGGGAGTTGGCCGACCGAGCCGCCCGGGCGGGGATCTCGACCTCGGCCCTCGCCGCCGCACTGGGGAGGGCGGTGCCGACGGTGAGCAAGTTCTTCGGCGGGCCGCCATCGCGGGCCGAGCTGTTGGCCGCGGAGATCGAGGCGCATATCGAGCTCGATGGGCGGGCTGTCGGTGTGCGAGCTCCGCGGAAGCCTTGAGTGTGGGTATGGTTCCGGCCTCCTCCATCAATGGGGACTTGTGTGACGACCAGAAGGCCTCCAGCCGCGTTCGAGATCAGACTCATCGCCCGAGGCGTGACGCCTTGGGATGTGCCCATGCGCTCTCTGGCCAGGATTCTCCAAGCCGCGGAGAGGATGATTGATGGTCGTGACGTGGATGAAGAGGCGACCGAGATGGCTGACCCAGCGGAGGCCAATCTGAATCTGCTTGATGTGAAGAAGGGTTCGGCCCGGTACCCAGTCGCCGCGGCGCGCCGCGACTACGCAATTGCGTCGCTGAAGGCCACGGGAGCGGGCATCCAGGCCCCTCGCTCTCACGAGTGGAGCGAGGGCAGCCTTGGGGCGATCGAGGAGCTCAGCCAGATCGCAAGATCGCTCGGCTGCGAAATCCAGTTCAGGGGCATCGGCCCCGCGAGGAACTGGCCTCGATGGGACGTCCTCGCACTGATCGAGCCATCGACCTATTCAGAGATCTCCGTCGGGGCGTTCGTGCGCGGCGACTCCTCAGCGGTCGGCAAGGTCGAGCGGGTGGGTGGGGCCACGCAGATGAGGTGTTCGGTCCGGCTCCAAGGACAGCCGGATCGACTCGTGTACTGCTCCGTTGACTCGCCCGAGCTGGTTCGTGCGCTTGGCGCGTGCGTCTACCAGGACGCGACACTCACGGGGAGGTTCACATGGCTGCACCCCAGTTGGCGAGTCCGACACATCGAGATTCGTTCGGTGCATCCACTGGACCCGGACAAGCGGGCGGCGTCTCTTCTCAGGCTGCGGGAGATAGCCTCGAAGGCTTGGGGGTCGATCAAGGATCCGACGGCGTTCGTAGCGGAGCTGCGAACGAAATGAACTGTGCACGAGCGGTCGTCTCGATCGACAGTCAAGTGCTGGGTTGGTACGTCCAGGATCCATCGAAAAACTCAGACGGCAGGATTCGGCGAGCTCGATGGTTGATCGACGATCTTGCGCGTGAGAAGGTCCAGATTCTGCTGCCGAGCTTGGCGCTATCAGAGTTCCTCCATCCCGTGGACGAGATCGACCGCCGGGCCATTTGGGCGACGGTGGCGGAAGTCCTCCACATCGCGCCGCATGATGCCCACGCTGCGGAGATCGGCGCCAAGCTGGCGGTGCTAGCCCTCGCCCGTCCCCGGAGTGAGCCTGGCGACCGACAAGTGGCCAAGGCTGATGCGCAGATCGTGGCGTCGGCGAAGGCTGCTGGCGCGACGGTGTTCTATTCAGATGATCAAAGCTGCCGAGCTCTCGCAGAAGCGGCGGGGATGGAGGCGAGGGTCTTGCCTGACATCCCACCGAATCTCTTTGACGGTGACAAATAGCAGGTCCCGCACTTGTCGCCTGAATCTAGATCCGGTCCGACTTCGCGATGTTGCACGCCCTACACAGCAGCTGCACATTCTGCTCGCTGTTGCTGCCTCCACGTGCGACAGGAACGATGTGATCGAACTCGAGATATTGAGTGGCGGCGCAGTTCGCGCAGCTACCTCCGTACTTCTGCCAGACACGCTGTCTCACGTCGCGGGCGACGAAGCGGCTGCGGTCGCGACCAGCCTCCGTCTCCGTCTGCTTCGCGAGTGCCACCGCCTTCCGAAGGATCGCGGTGGGGACTCCCGCATCCCGGCCGAAGAGGATGGTTCCATCCGCCTTTCCACCCGAGCTGATGTCAACCCCACCGCGGACTTGGTCGACCCCGATCACCTTGCGCAGGCGCACCGCAAACGACCGCTCCTCGCCTCGGAAGAGGAGGCGGGTATCGGTGATCCCCACAACGCCCCCATGCTCCTCCAATCGAGGTCCTGAGCGAAGCGTCCTCACTCGTTGGAAGAGAGCTGGCCCCTCAAAGAAGCCCCGCTCGCCGGCGTCAAGGGAGAAGGATCGGATTGTCGCAGTCGGCATGCGACCCTCCGCCACGTCCGTGAGGATCACGATCCGCCGGACTTCGTCTTGAAAGTACTCGCGGACGGAGGCTGGCAGCGGTAGGGTGTTCAGGAGCCGGTCGATCGCCTCTCGTTCGACAGAATCAAGACGGTTGTCGGCCGCGGCATCCGCGAAGAAGTGCCCGAGGACGGCTCTCATCTGCTGTTCCAGCAGCCCTCCGGTGGCTGATTCAGAGAAGCCGAGGCGGCGCGCGGTCGCCGCGATTCGGCGCCAAGCAGCGGGGTCCTTGGTCAACGCCGGGGCCGCATCCGCGAACTGGCGCCGCAGCAAGCCAATGGCCTCTTGCTCGTAGAGCCGCTGCACCAGCGCCGCGGTCGTCGTCCCCAGCGAAGCCGCTATCTGATCCAGACGAGCCACCTCCACGTCAGTGACGTCACCATCAGCGAAGACATGAGCGATCGCGCCGAGGAAGATCCTCCTCCCGCACTCTTCGTCGATCGACTGGCGCTCAGACGGGCGCAGTTCGAGCTTGGCCGCGATCCAGTCCAGCTGCTGGCGTTCCTTCTCGGTCTGGCGCTCGTCCTCCCATGACTTCTGCACGAACACGCGATAGGCGAGCGCGGCGGCCTGACGGCACTCGGATGACGTCATGGAGAGTCGGTCCCTCTCCGCGTCGACGGAGAACTCTCGACGCTGGGTGACCAGCGCGCGACGGAGCTCGGCGGCGAACTGCCCAATTCGGTGCTCCCGGCCTGGATCCGTGGCGTCGGCCGCCGCAACCTTCAACTTGGTCCACAGGCTCTTCAGGCTTGACACGTGGCCTCCTCAGACCCTTCGTCCACAACCCGAGCAATAGGGCCGCGACTCGATGTAGATGTAGTAGATCAAACCGGGGAGAACCCCGAGGATGAGCAGGATGACGGCTGTGCACACCTCGCCCATCCCCTGAAGGCCACGCACCTTTCCGACAGATTGTGCGCCGCACCGAGGGCATTGCCGGCCCAGAGGACCAGCCGCCTGAGCGCGAGCAGATCGCGACTGCATGGGTCGTCCACAACCGGGGCATGCTGGTGCCTCGGAGGACACCTGCCGGGCGCAATCTGGGCATTCGATCAGGGACATGCTACCTCTTGGCGTCCGCCCTTCGTCGGGGCCGACGCCGATCATCACCGGGACGGCTGATGTTGCAGTTGCAGTGAATGTCAACACGGCCTAAAACGGGTGTGGAACGGTGATCTCCAGTCTGCCGCAGTCTCCTCCAACGAGGCTCCCCCACGACGGGGGCTCAAGCGGGCCCTCGGGACCATCGGGGTCCGTGGGTGCGACAATGACGGACTCGCCGCCACAAAGCGTGACCAGCACCGCCCCATTTCCGCCACAGCCGACAGTGACGGTCTCCGTCATGTAGCACCCTCCGAACGGCGGCTGCCCGGAACAGCTCATCTCGACATGTATCCGTACGAAGCACTGAAGCACCTCTCCGACAGCAATTAGCCTTCGGCTCAGCGTCACTGAAACAGTGCAAGTGTGCGACGGCGTGGGGCCTCCTGGGGGAACGAAGTCCTGCACCGAGCAGGTCATGGTCGGTGCCGTCGACTGTGGGGGGATCGGACCTTGGCCACCGCCGCCGTGGCAGCCAACCAGCACTGCTGTGAAGACAAGAAGGGCGGCGAGGTAGCGAAAAGACAGAAGCGGTGTGCTCATGGGTGCTTGGCTGCGAGTTGTGGGCTGATCACTTCACCAGGAGCCGGGGCTCCACTCCATCACGCTCGTCGTACCTGGCGATCTCGCGCCCAAGACCCGAGTCTCGCACGGATACAGCGACGAACCCGCAGCGATAGTCAGTGCGGGCGAAGTCGGAGGCCGCGCGGCAGATCATCTCCCGGGTGCGGTCATCGACCGTCGTCCAGTGCTTGCCGACCCAGATGGTGGTCACTGGCTGCTTCAACGCCACCTCCGCGACGACCTCGGACTTGATCGCGGCTTGGATGAACTGGAGGCGTGGCGTCTGCTGGCGCAGCTCCTCCGCCCACCGGTCTGCATCATGCTCCGCGGCCACCACGCTGGCCGGAGTGTCGTCCGGCTCGAGCTCCGGCTCCGGCTCGAGCTCGGCTTCTGGCTCTGGCGCCACGGCCGGCTCCGTCTCGTCCTCCGCTGTCATTGCTTCTGATACATGGGAAGCCGCCTGCAAGGTCTGAGGGGGCTCCGGGCCTTGCGGCGCCGGGATCGGCAAGCCCGCATGGCTGCCCGCGTCCGTCAGCGCGACGGCAGAGGGGTGATGAGCGCCAAGCACATCTGTCAACCAGAACACCAAGGCCACTCCGGTCGCAAGGATCGCCAGCGCAAGCACGGATCGAGCGGCCTTGGAACGCGCGCGAGGTGCCTCGACCTCACGCAGGCGAGCCCCATGCCGCGACAGCCACCGGTGGCCGCTCTGCGCAAGCTCGCGAGGCACAGGCACACCGTCGACCCCCACTAGAGACACACGCACCCGCAACCAGAATGGCCTGTTGCAGAGGCCGCACTTCGGATCCTCATAGCAGCAGGGCACCTTGCAGGCGGGGCACCACAGCTCATAGCTGTCGAGCGCTTCTTGGATGGCGGTCGCCTCGTGCTCCGTGATCGGCCTCGGCAGGACGAGGCTGCCTGGCCGCATGGACTCCAGGCCTTCCGGGTCTGCCGGCGACTGGCCTTCCTCGAACTCGATCGCTTCCGAGATGGATGAGGCATCGTACCGATCAGGATCCAGCCCCAGAGACTTCGCGTACCGGCGCTGGGCCGGAGTGGGAGGACCTCGACGCGGATCGCGCCTCGCCTTCGGCGGGGAGACATCGACCACGAGCTCGTCGTCGATCTCTATCTGCTGCCTGGCAATCCTCGCCACAGTCCTCCTCTTTGCGCCGCCCGACGCGGCGCATGTCAGCGGTCGTTCACGCTGTGACTAGCCACCTCCACCGGACCGCCCGGTGGTCGGATCCCAGACCTTCTCCGCCTTCCCATTGGACCACCGCTCCGACGGCGACCGGAGTGATGCTGCACGTCTGGCCGTAGACTCGCCGCCATGGCTCTCATCCAGTGCCCTGACTGTGGGCTAGATGTCTCCTCGGTCGCCGCAGCCTGTCCGGCGTGTGGCTGGCCCCTGAAGAAGGCGGCCCGAACCTCCCCCAGAGCGGCCTCGGGGTGCGGCGGGTGCGTCGTCATGCTCGCCCTGATGGTTGGTGGGGTCCTGTTCGCGGCCCGCTTCTGGTCAACATGGTTCCCACCTCCCACACCAGAGCAGGCGGCTGCCCAGGCAGCCAAGCAGGCTGCTGAGGCGGCGGCGGAGACCGCTCGTTGGGACGCCGAGGCCACTAAGCAGCCGGCGAGAGAGGTGCTCATCGCCAAGCTGATCGAGCAGGGCATCTTCCAAGGCGTGGAGTACACGGGCAGCAGGGCTTTCGTGTGGGTTGGCGCCGAGTTCTACTTGCAGGACTTCAGCGCCAAGCAGGACTTCTGCTCAGTGGTCTATGCGTACATGGCAGGCCGAGAGAGATCGGAGTTGGTGAGCGTGAAGCTTCGTGACACCCGCACCGGCAAAGACATCGGGGAGTTCAGCCAGACACTGTCTGGCCTCAAGCTGACCCTGCACTGAACAACCTCAGGCCAGCCGCGAGCCGGCGGCGATCCGGGCGATGACATCTGGACCACTCAGGCTATCCGGCGGCGCCTGGTCTTCCCCGACCGCTCCCGCCGGTTGTCGGCGCCCGGGGTATGCGACTGACTGACGGGGGCCTGACCCCTGAACGGCCCTCCTTGCGCTTCCGCGTCCGGGAGCCGGGATCGCAGCCACTCTGCGACGATCCGATCCCACTCTGCTGGGTGCTCCGTAGCCCACCACAGGAGCACCTCTATCCGGCTGCCCACCGTCTGCTTGGGGATCGGCAGGTGCTTCAGGCGATGCAACAGCCCCTTGGCAGACCGCGATATGCGGACGAAATCTGTGGCCTTCTCGGGGGCATGATCCATCGGTGGAACGGTAAACCCGTCGTATACACCATCCACTGTTCCCAGTGAGTACATTTCGTCCTCCGTACGTTGACACCGCGTAAACGTGTAGTACACTGAGTGCGTCTATGCGATCTCAGATTGGCTCTCAATTGACGCGTGTGCCAGGGCGCGTGGCCCAAGTCTTAGACCTACTCCGTATTCGGACCGGGCGCCGCAAGCTGGACCTCATCCAAGATGGCGTGGCCATGCTGGTGGACCGGATCGCGCCGGACCTTCTCCCCGTGCTACATGGCGTCCCAGAGACCACGCCGGGGCCCCAAGAGGACGGCAGCCACGTTGATGCGCTGAGAAATCCCCACGATTCCGGGGCCAAGGCAGCGCAACGAGGAGGGCCACGCCGGTGACCAGCGTTGCGGGACGCCGTGACGTGCTCGCCGATCGCATCCAGCAGAGGCGCGACCGTGGCCAGCGACTGACCTGGCCACTCATCGAGTCGATGGCGCTGGACCTCGGATGCCCATCTGATCTCCCGACGCTCGCGGCGGCTGTGGAACTGGCCGCGTCTCTCGCGAGCCGGGAGAGGCGACTGTCCTCCATCCGTCCGCTGATCCAGCCGCGGCCGACTGCGCCTGAGCGCGTGACGGCACAGATCACATATGGCACCTGCGTGCATGGCGGCCTCGTCGGCCCCATCCGTCGGATGGTGCTCGAGCCCATCTCTCCACCCACCAATCGATGCCTCCTCAGTGCGGGCGGGGGCACCGCCTTCGCCCCCGCCCGTCACCCCTGA